TATTTGAAACGGTTATAAATTACAGATATGATGACGGTTCAATGTTTCAATTTCCTTTGAATAAGTTAATTATCAATACTGACTTATCAAACGGTACAGGTAATTATTTCAAAGGCAATAGTACAATTGACGCACTTTATAAGGTAATATGTAATAGCGAGGCATCACTGGATAGCGCGAATATTAACCTTAGATACGCCGGTAAATTCATGGTTGCAGGTCAAGCCGACACCAACAATGTTACAAGCGTACCAATGGCAGAACCCGAAAAGCAAAGCATTGAACAGAAAATGAACGGGCGCAGGAGCGTACACGCTTTTAAGTCAATGTTGGAAATTAAGAGGTTTGTCGAAAATTACGCACAACTTGAACTTAATAAGGCTTACTTAGATAGTTACTATATAATTGGTAATATGTACGGTATCCCTAGAGATGTTTTAGAGGCTTACAATTCAAGTACTTTTGAGAATCAAGAGAAAGCCCGTGCAAGTCACATAAGCTATTCACTAGCCCCGAAAGGGGAGGACTTTGCAATGGGATTGACACAAATGTTTGGATACGATACCCAAAATAAAGAAATAGGATTGAGTTGGGATCATTTGCCGTTTGTCCAGGTGTTCGAGCAAGACCGTGCAAAAGTTGCCGATATGAAAGCGCAAACATTCTTAGATTTAGTAAACAATGGTGTAAGTTTAGAAGAAGCCAATGAATTAGCGGGTACAAGTTTTACAACAGGCGAAAAAATTGAACGTAATAAAATTGTAAATAATGGAAATTAAACAAAAAGAAGCGGGCAATAGTGAGGTGAAAGCCTACATTGAGAAACTGAATGAGGACTTGAATAAAGCCCCGGCAGAACTTAAAGAAAATATCAAAAAGAAATTAGAATCGGTTAAAAGCGGCAAACCCGTAATAAAATGATAGATATTACCAAATTTGAAGATAAAAATCAGTTATTCAAGCATTTAAAGGATAACAAGGCTTTTTATGTTGCGCAAAAGAAAAGCGCAATGAAAAGGGGTGATTCTTATTGTGGTCAATTGCCTATCGTGGACAAATCAGAGTTTGAAACCAAGGACATGGCAGTTACAAGTGAATCTATGCCAACGGGTAAAATAAGGGCAAAAGTTATTATTAACACCTCAAACATTTTAGATAGTCATTACGATGTTCACATAGGTAATATTTGGAAAAAATCTTTGTCGGAAAACAAATATGTGCTTCATTTAAACGGTCATAATAGAGATTTTGAAGATGTAATAAGTGATTCGCCCGATGTTACCGCTTATGTAAAGTCACTTAGATGGAAGTCTTTAGGATATGAATATGCAGGCAATACCAACGCTTTAATATTTGATTCCTATATTTCAGAAAAAAGGAATAGTGAAATGTTTACCCAATACCGCGAAGGATGGGTTAAATTTCATTCTGTTGGTATGGCTTACGTTTCTTTATTTCTTTGTATCAATAGCGAAGAAAAGTATTATATAGAAGAAAAAACCAATTGGGATAAGTACCGCCCCGACGTTGTGAACGGTGATGAAGCCGACAAACTAGGCTTTTTTTGGGCAGTTACCGAAGCCAAATTAATCGAAGGTTCAGCCGTTGTGCTAGCCTCAAATCCAATGACTCCTACCGAATCAGTAGAAGATATAAACGAGGCCGGGAAATCCACCTCACAAACAGAGCCGCAAAAAAGCACTCAAACAGTTCAATTATTTATTAACGACCCTAATTTATTTTAAAAATGTTTAAATACCTAACAGTCGAAGAAGTATCCAAATTAAGCGATACAGAACGCGAAAAATACGCAACGGATAAGCGTACACACGAAGCCGCCGAAACCCGTAAGGCTATTGATGAAGCGGTAAAAGGATATGCCACATCGGGAGACATTGAAACCGCTATTAAAACCGCAATTGACGCATTAAAAGCCTCACTTTCAAGCGAAGGAATTAACGCTGATGTGTTAAAAGAATTGCGCGAAGCCGTTAATGTTATGAAGGATAACACCTCAAACAACGGGCAACCGATTAACCATGTAGCCAAAGAATTAAAGTCGAACATGCCAGCTATTAAAGCAATGGCAAAGGGCAATCGTGACGGCGAAGAAATTGCAGTTAAAACTTTGGTATTGCGTACCGCCGTTGGTGACAATGCCCAAGCCTATGAGGTGCCGGATATTGGGCAATTGGCTCACCGCAAACTAACCCTTTACGATTTATTCCCAAAAGTTCGTTTAGGAACTAATAATAATGGAACTGTTCGTTATTACGATTGGGATGCAGCAACTACCGCCCGTGCAGCCGCTTCTGTTGCAGAAGGTGCAGCTTTCCCTGAAAGTACCGCTAAATGGCAAAAGTATACTTTAGATTTAAAGAAAATTGGAGATAGTATTACTGTTACCGAGGAGTTCTTTGAGGATGAAGATATGTTTGCCGCCGAGTTGGGTATGTTCTTACAAACCAACGTAGCTATTGTAATTGATACGCAATTAGCAACAGGAGACGGAACTTCAAATACTTTAACAGGTATTGTTTCAAGTTCAACCGCTTATACCCCAGTTGCCGCCGGTATCCAAGCCCCTACCATTTATGACCTCATTGTAAAAATGAGCGAAGGAATTACCAAATTGTACGGTTCTAAGTACACTCCTAATTTTGCCTTAATGAATATCACTGATATTAACCGTATGGCTTTGGCTAAGGATCACAACGATAATTATATTATACCGCCGTTTGTTTCTAGAGATGGAACAAATGTAAAAGGTGTTATTGTAATCGAATGTAACGCAATTACTGCCAATACTATGGTATTAGGTGATAATCGTTATGCACGTATCTATGAGAAAGTAGGTGTAACTCTTCAAAAAGGTTTTGTAAATGCACAATTCATTGAAGATGAAATGACTATGAAAGTAAGACAGCGTTTGTTGTTCTTAATCCGTACTGTTGATAAAACAGGGTTCTTGTATTGTTCTGACATTGATGCAGCGTTAACCACTTTAGCATTGTAATGAAGCGCAACGAAAAAGAGGTAATTTTAACGGAGGATTTCGCTGGTAAAAATGCTGGCGAATCCTTAGTTACAACCTTTGGCGTAGCTTCGTCATTGGTAAGCCGTGGGATAGCTTATTATAAAGGAACAGAACCCACTCTCAAAGCCGAAAAAGAGGTTAAAAAAGTTGAGGCAAAACCTAAAAAAAGTCATAAGTAAAATGAAAAAGTTAATATTATTATTTTTATTGGTGGCCGTTTCCATGCTAACGGCAAATTCTCAAGCCGCAATGACCCCCGCGAGTGGTTCTGTGGATAGTTCAGCAACTGAATATATCACCGCCACTATTTCGGGTGTTCCAGCGGGTACGGCTGGATATTTAGTTATTCAACCGATTATTACCAAAGTAGCAAATACGGGTTCAACTGTCGCGGGTTACTGTTTACTTCAGGGTTCAATAGACGGGACTAATTGGGTAAATGTTCCAACGTGGAAACGAATACCAGTTAATGGATATGGTAGTGCCGTTCCTTTCAGTATTTACGAGGCGGACACCTTCACATTAACAAACGTAACCACGGCCCAAACTAAAGTCTGGCAGGTTACGGGCGATATATGTGACGTACATCCATATCTTTATTACAGGGTTGCAGTAGTTATGACCACAACCAAAGTAACCGCAACAGGCAATTATCTTTATCGTAGAAAATACTAAAAATGATTAATTCAACATATTTCACAGGTACATATTATGTGGCCGGACTTGATAGTAATAGTTCCGCTTCAAACGTATTAGCAGAATTAAATATTCTAATAGCACGTTATGAAAAGGAATATTTACAATTATTGTTTGGCCCTAATATGTACCTAGAATATGTTGCCGATACCAATACAGGGGCTTCAATCCCTGCTAGTGGTAAATGGAAAGACTTGTTAAATGGAGTTGCGGCGGGCTACACCGATAGATATGGACAATTGCAGTTATGGCCGGGTATGCTTCAAACCTCACCAATAGTAAGCGCGATAGCGATTTATATTTATACAAAGTATTTAGAGACTAAAGTAAGTGATACTTCGATTACGGGGGAAAAACAAATTGTAGTTGAAAATGCGAATAATGTGAATTTAACCGCGAAAATTGTGACTAATTGGAATGAAATGGTAGAGTTAAATAGGGCTATTGATAACTACTTATGTTCTGTTATGGATGGTAGTGATTACGTTTGGCAAAACTATATAGACTACAAAAATAATCGTACTTATTGGGATTGGAACGGGCCAATATACACCCGCTTCAAAGAACTGTTTAACTTTAAAAATAGCTTAGGATTTTGAAAACAACACCAAGACTAATAGCAGATTTTATGACTACTTTCTCAACTACATTTACAGTTGATGAGGTAGAAGTAGTTGC